GCTTTTTGACCGGGCAAACATCTTAATATGGATTTCAGTGTCTGTCTGGCAGATATTTGCAACTTCCAGTTCTGGTGGGTAAAAGCTTTGCAATGCCAGTTCTGTACTTATACGCATACGAGTCCTCCAGCAAACTATTTTGAATATATCATAGCACCTGAGGATAAATAATCAATAGGAAAACGGATAATTGCGGAAGAACCCACGGAGACCGGAATACTCAGGGATTGGATGGAATGGCAGGCGAATGCATTATCTTCAGCAATTTTGATGCCGGAATCAATAGTACGATTGGTAGCAGAGAACTTCGGGAATCTGAATTTGCCAAAGAGATTACTTTGTTATGCAATGATAGAAAAAGTGGCATCTGTTTTTAACGTATCTTTTGAAGCCGCTGGATATAGACTGAAGCAGCTTGGATATATTTCAGGGGAAACAAAACTGGATGCGGATGTTCTGAATATGTTTTCTTATGATTTGATTGGGAATTATTAGAAGAAGGTAGGAATATGCGGATTGCATAACGGTCCGCATATTTTTTTGAGAATAACGTTCGCTAGTTAGCGAACAAGTTATTTAAACGATATATTTCTTGCAAATCAGGAAGAGCTTGTGATTACATTGGGTACACCTTTTACGGGTAAAAAAGGTTTCAGAATATTTTATGAAAAAACTTGAAAAATATTCCAAAACAATGAAATAAAAACTGTTTTGAAACATAGAATAATAGTGAAAGAGAGAAAACTGTCGTATTTTGATTGGAGGTGGGACACATGGCAGATGGCGTGGTACATAGATGCACAAAGAATTGTCCGTGGAATAAGAAATGTTTTGTCTGTAAGACAGAATCGGAAGTCAGGGAAGATGTGGTGGTGCTTCACAAATGTATGATTACAAAAGAGGATATTCCTGTTCACATAGGAAAAGCAACAACAAATGCCTGTGTCGGATAATGGATGATGATAAAAATGAAATAATGGGACTGACTTGTAAAGACAGCCACTAGGATGTGCTGATATTAGAGTGTGGCAGAGAAGATCAAATCCTTCCTGCATTTCTCCGTGCCGGATGAAGGGCCGCTGACCGAGTATGAATCTTGGATGCCGGACTTTATGAGAGGGCTTGCCAAAGGAATAGAAGGGAGCCGTGGGCTTATCGAAAAGGCCGTCCGAAGCGTGTCGGAGGATATGGTCATCCGTCCGGGGGAAGTGTCCGGCGCGGCAGAGATGGAAAGTTCCGCAGGAGCAGTATCCGGCAGCAGTCTGGCAGGACTGGCATCGGCGATTACGGCGGCTATCCGGGATATGAACGGGAAGGCCGGGGATATCGTCATCCCCGTTTATCTTGGCGGAGCAATGCTGGATGAGATTGTGGTAAGCGCACAGCAGAGGACGAATTTAAGGAGCGGAGGGAGATAGGGAATGGCATTTATGCAGTATCTAAAAATGGAAGGCGTGGCTCTTCCGCTTCCTGATTCGTATGACTTAAGCCTTGACGATGTGGAGGCGGATTCCGGCGGCGAGACGGAGGAAGGAACGACACAGAGGGATGTGGTAAGGACGGGGGTGGTCACGATTGCCGTGGCTTTCTCTGTCAGCGCCGCATGGCTTGCGCGTCTGACAGCGTTTTCCAAGCAGGAAAAGATTGCCGTGCAGTATTTTGATACAGAAGAACTTGCATTAAAGGAGACCGAGATGTATGTCACGGGTTTTAAGGCGAAGCTGTATAAGGACACATCCAAAAAAGGGCTGTGGACGGTGTCATTTACACTGAATGAATTGTAGAGGAAAGGGGTGTTTTTCATGTACCCGGTAAGCGAGGCATTCCTGCAGGCGGTGCAGGAGAACACCAGAGAATATTACTGGACGGGGAAGATTACGACAAAAGCCGGAAAAGAATATCCTTTCGGGTACCGGGATATTGTGAAGGGGAGCGGATATATTACTGCACAGTGCTGCGGGAGTACGGAGCTGGAAATTGGGACGGTGTATGCGGCTGAGATGGGGATCACGCTCTTTTCGCAGATTGACCGTTATACGCTGGAGGATGCGAAGGTGGAGCTGTCCTGCCATTTCCGGCTGCCGGATAGGAGTTTTGAGGAAATTCCGATGGGCGTCTTTGAAGTCAGCGAAGCGAACAGGCATCTGAAAACACTGGAACTGAAAGCATATGATTATATGCTCCGGTTTGAAAAGAGTTTTAACGGGTTTGAAACCGTGGGGAATGCGTATGCGTTTCTGGAACTGTGCTGCGGGGCCTGTGATGTGGAGCTTGCTCATACAAAACAGGAGATTGAAGCGATGCCGAATGGGGTGGAGCTTCTTTCCATCTACCCGGAAAATGATATTGAAACGTACCGGGATGTGCTGTATTTCGTGGCGCAGGTGTTGGGCGGATTTTTCTGCATGAACAGGGAGGGACGCCTTGAACTTCGAAAATACGGTACGGCCCCGGTATTGGAGATAATGGGAAAGCATAGGTTTTCCAGCAGTTTCTCTGATTTTATTACGAGATACACGGCAGTCAGCTCTACAAACCTGCGGACGCAGACAGCGGAATATTATGCGCTGGAAACAGATGACGGACTGACCATGAATCTTGGAGTCAACCCGCTTCTGCAGTTCGGGCTTGAGGAAACACGGAGGATGCTCTGTGAAAATATCCTTGCCGATCTGTCGGTAATATCCTATGTCCCGTTTGATTCGTCCACGATAGGGAATCCGGCGCTGGACTTGGGGGATGTGCTGACTTTTTCCGGCGGCCAGACAGACGGTACGCAGACAGCCTGCATTACATCCATTGAACACCGCATCGGAGGAAGGCAGTCCATCCGGTGTGTGGGAAAGAATCCCCGGCTTGCACAGGCAAAGAGCAAGAATGACAAGAATATTTCCGGGCTGCTGAACCAGATCGAAGCGGGGAAGATCGGCATACACACATTTACGAATGCCTTCGCTTATACAATCGCTGACAGCGATGTGCGGATTATCAGCATTGAGTTTGCGTCATCGGAGGAAACCCATGTACAGTTCTTCGGGCAGGTGCTTGTGGATGTGAATGCGGTACAGGCAGACCGGGAAGCAAGTGCAAAGGGGAGCATTGTGATACCATCTGCATCCGCCGGGGCGGGGAAAAGTGCATCTGACGGAACAGAAGCAGATACCGGAGATAATACATCTGACGGAACGGAAACGGATGCAGGAACGGTTACGGTGGAGGTGGAACTTCCGGTCACATGGAAAGAGGACGGCATGGCAGAAGTTATTGTGACCTTTGTATTCAATGATGAGGAAATATTACTCCACCATCCGGCAGAGACCTGGCACAGCGGAAAGCACATCCTCTCCCTTTATTATCCGATTGCTGATGTCGTGCCGAATATCACGAATACCTTTGAGGTGTATCTGCGGATGGCAAACGGAACAGGAAGTGTAGATACCGGAGGATGCATCGCTGCGGTCAGCGGACAGGCAATGGCAGCAGCGGCGGCATGGGACGGCAAGATCAATATAGAAGAAACAACGGTAAGGTTTGAGATCGGCGGAGGCATTCAGGCGAAGGGATATGGCGAAACCATAAAAATGGAAACAATGGAGCTGGTACAGAGAAGCTACAGTGACCATGTGGCGGAGAAATATGCCATCGGTGCATTCTGCCGCCCTGTGGTCATGGAACAGGAGGTCTGAAATGAGATTAAAAGGAACGATGGTCGTGGAACTGACGGATGTAAATACTTCTGAGACAGAGACTATCACGGAAGAAAATATGGTAACGAATGCAGTCAATAATATCCTCGGTTTGAATCCGATGGGGATTTTTTACAAAGCGACAGGGGAGTATGATGATGCAATCATGTGGAATGGAAACCTGTTTCCGATCTGCCCGAATATGATTGGCGGCATTCTACTTTTCCCCAAGACACTGGAAGAGAACGCCGATAATATTTACACTCTGTCAGATAACCTTCCGGTGGCCTATGCCTCCAACAATGTAAATTCCACGGCAAATACGGCGCGTGGGAGCATGAACCTGACGGAGAGCAAGGCTCTGGAAAACGGGTATAAATTCGTATGGGAGTTTACGCCGAGTCAGGGGAACGGGACGATTGCTGCAATGGCACTGACAAGTGCCAAAGGCGGGGAAAACGGGTACGGAAGCCTTGTGGGGGACGCCAGCACCTTCCTGCAGTTAAAAGCGGCGGATATCGGGGACATCGCAAAGGATCAGCAGATGGTGCTGTTTGAAACGGTGGAGGTGGATTTTGAGAACAATCTGCTCTATTCCATTACGTCAGAGGATTCCAGCGTGCGGATCAGGAAAATCCGGATTCCGATATTTGGCATCGGGTTAAATGAGAAGCTGGATGATTCCACCTGCACTGTTTTGGAGGATAAGGTGCTGACCACCCAGACATTTTATTTTCTTGGGAGCTACACGCTTTACGGGGAATTCATGGACGGCCAAGACGGGTATTGGTACGGTTTTTCCAATGAAGGAAATTCTTCCGGCGATGCCGTTCTGCTGTGGATAAAGATTTCCAAAACGGACTATTCCTTTACGGAAGGGGAGTGGACGCTGTCCAATGCGAAGCTGATGGATGTGGGGAACAGGGACGGGGGCAGCACTTATCCGGAGAGGGTGGTCAAATGCTGTGTGCGGAATGGGTACCTGTATGCCCTTGCCTATGATAAGAAGGGGATTTACCGGATCAACCTTTCCAATCAGACGGATGTTACGCTGATTGAATTCGGCTTTACTTTCAAGTGGAAGCCGCTGTGCGATTCCGGCTCCTGTGAAGTATATATGACTTTGATTGGGGACTTAATTGTAGCTGGGGATTTCCAGATCACTGCCGGGGATGAAGTTATCTATACGCAGGGAAGCGTCAGGCTGAACGATGCGGCAACGCCGCTGTTCCAGTATAAGCATTTCCTGTTTGGATGGGGCGGCAGTTATGGGAGCGAATATAGGACAGCGTATCTTCTGACGCCGTACCTTGCTTCCATCAACAACCTCTCCTCGGCGGTGGTCAAAACTGTCGATAAGACGATGAAGATCACTTATACGCTGACAGAGGAAGAAGCATAAAAAAGCAGGGGAGAGATGTCCCCTGCAAAATGGAAAGTGTTGGAGTTATGGGTGGGCAGATGGTTATTTGGATTTTCTGGACTTCCTGCCGGAAGAAGAATACGGGGAGGTGGGTTCTGCAACTTGGGAAAGCTCAGGGGAAAGGCCGGCATAGGCGGCGGCAAGGCCGAGCTGCGCCTGCCTTAGTTCCGCAGCTTTGCGGTCAAGCTCGGCTTTCAGTTCCTGCTGTCTGCGTTCTGCCGTTTCCTCTGCAGTCAGGGGGCGGATGCGGATGGAGCCTTCCTCAAACTCCACCTTGAGGAGCGTGCCGATGGCAAAGCCAAGCTCCTCAAGCCATTTCCCCTCCATCTGGATTTTCGGGACGGATGTATAAGAGTATTTTGTCTGTCGGCTGATGTAAGCTACTTTTAAGTTTTTTGTCTGCATAAAAATGTCTCCTTTCTGTGCTGCCCTTTGGGCGGCGTTTTTGGTAGTGTTATTAATCACTCTAAGCGCAGGAAATAGCAAGCGGAACAGGGGCAAAAATCCAACAAAGATGTGAAGGAAAGTTTGTATAAAAAGACATTGGTGTTTTCATGGGAATCAGCGGTTGTTTTCGGGCAGCCGCTTTTTGCGCGAGTAATGAGCCATGCAGAAATGCTTGCATTTCTATCTGGCGAATACCGCGTCAGTCATGCAGATTTTCTGCATGACTATACCAAAAAATCATTTTAAGGAGGTTTCGCTATGAAGGAATTTTGGAACACGATTCAGCTCATTTTTACTGCCATCGGAGGGTGGCTCGGCTACTTCTTGGGCGGCTGTGACGGCCTGCTGTATGCGCTCATCGCATTTGTCGTGGTGGATTATGTCACGGGCGTGATGTGCGCGGCGGTGGATAAGAAGCTGTCCAGCGAGGTGGGCTTTAAGGGCATCTGCCGGAAAGTGCTGATTTTTCTGCTTGTGGGGATTGCCAATATCCTCGATTTGCAGGTTATCGGAACAGGGAGCGTGCTGCGTACCGCAGTAATCTTCTTCTATATCTCCAATGAGGGCGTGAGCCTGTTGGAAAATGCGGCGCACTTGGGGCTTCCCATCCCGGAGAAGATGAAGGCGGTGCTGGAGCAACTCCATGACCGGGCGGAGAATGAAAAGGGGGATGAGTGATTATGAAGCTGGTACAGTCATTTTTAACAAAAAATCCCTGCTATGCGGCGGGGAGGAAGATCACGGTAAAGGGGCTGATGCTCCATTCCGTGGGATGCCCGCAGCCACGGGCATCCGTATTTATCAGCAGTTGGAACAGGGCGGATTTTACAAGCGCATGTGTGCATGGCTTCATTGACGGAAACGATGGCACGGCGTACCAGACGCTTCCGTGGGACCACCGTGGGTGGCACTGCGGCTCCGGCAGCAAGGGCAGCGGCAACAATACCCACATCGGCGTGGAGATGTGCGAACCGGCCTGTATCAAATATACGGGTGGGGCGAACTTTACCTGCTCTGATACGGCTGCGGCAAAGGCAGCGGCAAAACGGACGTATGAGACAGCGGTGGAGCTGTTTGCGATGCTCTGCAAAAAGTTCCAGCTTGATCCGCTGGCGGACGGGGTAATTATTTCCCATAAGGAGGGACACAGCCGGGGCGTGGCAAGCAACCACGGCGATCCGGAGCATTTATGGAATCAGCTTGGCATGGGATATACGATGGACGGATTCCGCAGGGCGGTCAAGGCGGCGATGGACGGCTCGGATACATCCGCAGGCATTCAGGCTTCTGTATTTGCAAACCTTTCTGAAGAGGAAGCAGTTGCAAAAGCAGGAGCCTTATTTACTGCAGATATGAAGCAAAGCGGCATCTTAGCAAGTGTTTCTTTTGCACAGTTTATTTTGGAATCCGGCTATGGAAAGAGTGAGCTTGCGCAGAAGGCAAATAATGTATTCGGCATGAAGAAATCCCTTTCCGGCAACACTTGGGACGGCTCTGTGTGGGATGGTATCTCCATCTATACAAAGAAAACACAGGAATATGAGAACGGCGCTTATGTGACGATAACAGCAGACTTCCGTAAGTACCCATCTGTGGAGAAATCCATTGCCGACCATTCCGCATATCTGCTTGGGGCCAAGAATGGCGGCAAGCTGCGGTATGAAGGTCTGAAAGGCTGTACGGACTATAAAAAAGCGGCGCAGATCATCAAGGCTGGCGGGTATGCCACCTCGCCGGATTATGCGGAGAAGCTCTGCTCTATCATTGTGCGCTGGAATCTGACGCAGTACGATGCGGCAGGGGAGGAGGAAGTCTGGTACCGTGTCAGGAAGGCATGGGAGGATAAAACTTCGCAGAAAGGTGCATTCCACAGCTTGGAGAATGCGAAAAGTGTGCCGATGCCAATGGGGGATATTTTGTTTTTGACGAGAGCGGTACGGTCATTTATCCGGAAGCGGCGGCTGTGAAAGTCCCTTATACGGTCAGGGTTAAGATTTCCGACCTTAATATCCGTAAAGGGCCGGGGACGGATTATGCCCGTGTGAAGTATATTCCTGTCGGTGTTTACACCATTGTGGAGGAAGCAGAAGGAAAAGGCGCATCCAAATGGGGCAGATTAAAAAGCGGAATCGGCTGGATTTCGCTCGACTATGCAGTGAAGTGTTAGGCGGTCAGGCTGGCGGTTTTAGGGACTGTCAGCCTTTCTTTTTTACCTTTGACAAGTTTGGACAGAGTGGGAAAAAGAGTGGGTGGAAACCGTTAAAGTGCTTGACTTTACAGGGGTTCAGAGTGATTTATAGACTACCAAAAACGAAGGGAGCGCTTGTTTATATGATGATTGCAGGAACGGTAAATCAAGCGGCTTTTTACTGCCGGGTAAACCATCGTGATCGGGATTATGAGAAATATCTGGATGATGTGATGCGGCGGCTGGCAGAAGAATACGGAAAACAGGAATGGAATCTGCAGATATTTTTTGAGGAAGCATCCGGGGCAGATCCGGACAGAAAGGAATTCAAGCGTCTGAAAGCGGAGATTGCAGCAAAGAAGATTGATGCGGTGGTGACTATCAAAGCCTCCACGATAGCCCGTGCTTGGGGACAGTTTATGGAGTTCATGCTGATTTGCAGCAGGAACAATGTGAAGGTGGTGTGCATTGATAATACGGAGGATGCACAAGCCATTTTTTGCAGAATTCAGGAGTTTAAGGAAAGATTTTTCGAAGGAAGTGATGCATTATGCAGGTAAAAGTAATCAATAAACGGCCAGCTTCGGTTTTGCAGAAGAAAAGGGTTTGCGCCTATGCCAGAGTTTCCACAGACAGCAGAAGACAGGAAGACTCTCTGGAAAATCAGATGGCAGCTTATGAAAGGCTGATCACTGGAAATCCGGAATATGAATTTGCCGGAGTATTTGCTGATCAGGGAATATCCGGTTATTGTGAGAACCGCCCGCAGTTCCAGAGAATGATGGAAAAGGCAAGGGCGGGAGAGATTGACCTGATTATTACAAAGTCCATATCGAGGTTTGCAAGAAATACCGTCACCGTTCTGAAGTTCGCAAGGGAGCTGAAGGAACTTGGTGTCGGTATTTTTTTTGAAGAACAGAACATTAACACTTTGTCAGGGGAAGGCGAGATGATGCTTGCGGTTCTCGCTTCTTTTGCACAGGAAGAGAGCAGGAGCATGAGTGAAAACAATAAATGGTCCATCCACAAAAAATTCGAACGTGGGGAAGCGATGATTACAACCTCCCGCTTCCTCGGATATGACAAAAATGAATATGGGGATTTGATTGTGAACCGGAAGGAAGCGGAGATTGTCAGTCTGATTTTTGACCTGTATTTGATGAATATAGGATCGTCAAGAATCAGTGAGCTGCTTAATTACCTGGGAGTAAAGACGGTAACGGGAACTGTATGGGAGAGCGGGACAATCAATGGGATGCTCTGCAACGAGAAGTACAAAGGGGATTTCCATCTGCAGAAGTATTACGCCCCTGAAAATAAAAGAAACCGTACCAGAAAAAACAAAGGGGAAGTGCAGAGTTATTACATTTCGGAAAATCACGAGCCGATTGTATCGCCGGAAGTATGGGAAAAGGTGCAGAAGACTAGGGAACAGAGGAAGCGAGAGAGGAATATCGGACAGGACAGCACAATGAAATTTCAGAACCGCTACCCGTTAAGCGGAATGCTGATTTGCCCTTACTGCGGAAAAACACTCCGGCGCAGACAGGTTTATAACAAGAAAATCCAATGGCTCTGCAGCACCTACATTGAAAAGGGAGTCAAGGCATGTAAGGGGATAAGGATTGATGATGCAAAACTGCAGGGACTGAGCATCACAGAACAGACAGTAGTTGAGGAGGAGATTCGGAATGGCAAAAAGCATTACAGTTATACCAGCAAAGCAGATTTTGACTGCGGAATCAGAAACAGCACAGGCGGTGCGAAAACTGAGAATGGCAGCATACTGCCGGGTGTCAACAGATCAAGAAGAACAGTTATTAAGTTATGAGAATCAGGTCAATTATTACACGGATTATATCAATAAAAATCCGCTTTATGAGTATGTAGGAACGTATGCGGATGTGTAGAACCAAAGATTGATACAATTTAATGCGGTGTCAAGGCTGAAAGTAGTGTAAAAACGGCTCTTTGAGTGGAGAAATCCACTTCGAGGGCTTTCTTTTTATGTGCTTTTCAGATTTCGGAATGCTGGTAGTGTTTTGGATTCGTACACCCCTGCCAAGGTGAGCATACATCCCTGTACACCTCTTAGAGGCAAAATTAAAAAGTATACTATGCTTACCTAGGATTGTCGAATTATAAAGAATATGCTAGAATAATTATAAGTTGTTGGGGTCAAAAGGTCATTGGCAGGCAAATTGTGCTAATTATTTCCAATTTTTCCTTGGAACATTGCGCTTTAGCAGGAATCTCGAAATTAAATCTCTATACAATTTTACTACAATTCCAGTATGGAAAACCTTATGATTCCAACATCATTATAGTATGGTTGAATTTGTCCCAACAACATGGTTTATAGGTTTCCATAAAAAATCGCAAAATATCGTACAAAGAAGGAGGATGATGTCTTAATTAGGACATCTAATAGAAAATGGGTTTAATAAGAACAAAAGCTGGAAATGCAGAAGTGCTGATTGAAACAATGAATGTAAACACTCAGGGTGCTTTTCCTGGAATGACAGATACGGCTGTCAGTGATGCCATCGGTGGTAAAGTATTAGATGCGTTTAAGAGTGCAAAAGAAGTGATTGACGGAATTGCAGAGGAATTTTCGGAGATTGCTGCAAATGCAGTTAACCCACCAGATGAAACAAAGATTGGATTTAGTATGTCGCTATCAACAGAAGGGAATCTCTGGGTAGTCAAAGGAGAAGGCAATGTGACGCTGAATGTTGAGATGACATGGAAAAGGAATGAGTAAGATGCGTAGTCAGTTTTTTTCGAAAGATTCGGCTGTTTTGGAAAGGTCTGTCTGCCTGGTTACCTGGCAGACAAATGAGAGTAGAAAGACAGGAAGCGGTTGGCTTTGTTCTGAAGATGGGTGGATTATTACGGCGGGACATATTTTTGTAGAGGATGGAACTGTTTTTTTAAATGATACTGATATTGTCGCAGGTACGGTTTCTGTAAAATTTCCGGATTGCAGTGAGATGCCAGTAAAACTTCTTTATGCGGAAAAACATAATATGGCAGGGATTGATTTTGCTGTATTGAGCTTGACAGAGCGTCCGAAAAAGATATCGCCGTTACATGTTAATTTGGATAGAGAATATTGTACAGGAAAGGTCTGTATTGTTGGAATGGGGCAAATCCTACAGAAATATTCTGTAGCTGCCATGGGTTATATTGAGGGTCGCCTAGTAGATATTGTAGAGGGAAATGATAGTTTTTTGCATATAGTGTCTGAAAATGCAGTGCAGCCGCGCTACAGCGGAGCTCCAGTAGTTTCCCTAGAAGCCGGGGCTGTAATTGCAGTTCAAGCAATGGCAAGCGAATCCGGACAACATATGGATAAGAATTGGCTTGTTGCGGAGAGCAGGACGGTAAATGCCATGACAATCCAACTGATGATTGAACGGTATCCTGCGTTGAAAGAACATTTGATTGTATTAAAACGGGCGTTTTCTGGATTTGATGTGTTAAAAGCATCAGAGGAATATAGGCAGCGTAAAAACAAGGAAAATCAGCATTTTAGTGAAGATACGATTGATGAAATGATTCTTCCGATGATCCAAGAACAGAAAAAAAGAATAGAAATGAAGCACGATTTAAACCAACCTGTTCTGGATGCAATACATAAAGCTAATGATAAGAATTGCTTTGTATTGGGTGAAGAGGGTGGAAGTGGAAAGACTATGGTATTGCTGAAACTTTTTTCCTCTATGTTGCAACAAAATACGGTTAGAAGAATTCCGATTTATATTGAACTGAGGAATCTTCCTGAATTGCATAGAGATTATACAGTGTATGATGAACCAGGTATGTTGCTTTCAGATTATTTGGCTTCAGAATTGTATGACAACTATTTTAATGAAAGTAGAGTTTTTGCAGGTAAAAATGATTTGCGTCAAAAACTCTATGATGAACTCAGGGATCCTTCTTGTCATGAAACCAGATATATATTGCTTCTGGACGGGCTAAACGAAGTTTCTCTTTCTAGAAGACAGGAAGTATGCGAAGAGATTTGGTTCTGGTCATGTAATCCATATACACAGGTTATTGTTACAAGTCGTTATAAAGAGGATGCACTTGTCGAAGGGGTAGAACAAAAGTCAGGCTTTGGCAGTTTTGAAGATTTTATAATGGAAGACAGACAGCTTGATTATGAAAAGGATCAGGAAAATGATTTTCTGCTTTTGGTTATCCAAAAATTAAAAAGATTGGTCATTTTAGAGTATTTACGAACCTGCCAGATTCCAGAAGAAATGATTCAGAAGGCTTTGGATAATCAGAGCTTGTTTGAAATCTTGAAAACTCCGATGTATTTAACAATTTTTTCAAAACTGTACCACAGTAAGATTTATTCGCACGAAATCAGTAAGGATGCCGGTTTAGCTGATATCTGTACAAGAGGGGAATTACTCTTCGAATTTTTTGGTGAAAAAAAGTTGCAGATTACGGGTTCCGTAGATGTACAAAAGGATAAACTGGAGAAAAAGAATACTGCAGAAATCCGAAAAAAAATGTTCATGTTCGAAAAAATTGTTCCCTATATTGCATACCATATGGCGGTTGAACGTTGCTATAGCATAAACGAAAAAAAACTAATTTGGTTACTGGATGATCTTTTATCAGATGAAAATTCAATTATGAGAAAACGTGCAGTTTATGATCATAGGTATAAAACAATAAATGAAATATACCATAACCGTAGTGATTTTCAAGGTGTTTGTGATGTGGATATGCGATATGGGCCTGCGGAGAGAATTGTGAGATTCATTGTGGAAGAACTGCATGTTATGAAAAAGATCCAGAGAGGATGGGAAATGGATGCGGAAGATACAGCGGTCATCACATATGAGTTTTTACATGAGAACCTCCGGGACTATTTTGCGGCCAGACAGTTGCAAGAAGATGTTAGCTGTTTTGTGTTTTTAAGAATAAATGAAGGGCTTTCACTGGCTTATCCTGATATTCCTAAAACAGTCCTTGAATTTTTTGGAGATATCTGTCGTGAACATGAATCCCGACCGTTTTGTGACCACAAGAGTTGTCAGTGGGTGATACGGTATAAATCATTTATTATGAATGCTCTTGGTATGTTGCGTGGAAGGCATGATAAGGATGCCAAGGTTATGGTATCTAATATTATTTCTGTGATGCGATACTCCAGAAAAAACGATTTGTCAGGCTTAGACTTTCATGATATTGATTTCTCAGAAACTTGGTTGGGTGGCATCCGATTCAGTCGGGCTTATGGAAATACATACTTATCTACTGTTTTTGATGGGGCAACAATCAATGTTTCTAATTTGCTCCGAACTGGGCATGATGCATCTGTTACCTGTGTGCGTCGTAGCAGGCAAGATCCGGATATTGTTTATAGCGCAGATGTGTTGGGCAGCGTCATGCAGTGGAGTTGCAAAAAGAGGAATGGTTTGGAGATTTGCCGACTCGATGATGCCATACGGGATATGATACTTGGTTCTGTTGATGAAAATATGCTCTATATTGCTTCTGAGCATGTCATCTATCGGATTGCGCTGTCTGATCTAACGGTCAGTAAGCTATATGAAACAAGAGATTTTATATGGAATCTTAGGCTTTCAGATTCTGGGATTTCCTATAAAACAGACAGAAATCCGGTAGTATGGGTTACTTTGGTGTTCCGTGAGGATGGTTGTCTGATTCCGGCAATCGGAGAAGAGTACTATATGTCTCTTTGGTTGACTGCTCATTCATGTGAAAGCAGTGATGGTCAATTTTTGATAACGGGTGGCAGCAGCAAGTCGCATCGTGTTGAAGTATTTCACAGAACAAGTAGCGGAGACTGGAATCGGATTGCAGCGCAGGTTGTGCCCCTTCCTTATGGTAACAGTATGAGATGGATTGAAATGTCCGCAGATGAAAGTAGGATTTTGTTCTGCGTTCAAAACTATATGTACGAGTATTCTTTCGCAGACGGGATGCTGGGTACTGAGATATTTAGAATTGCTTCTAGTCATGAAATTGCTTTTGCATCTTATTGGTATAACGAGATGGGAGATTGTGACGGTATCCTGTATGCTGATGGGGCAGAGATTGTTCTGTTAGACAGGTATTATAAAGAAGTGATGCGCCTAAACAGTGGAAATGGAGTTTGTTATCATATAACCCCACTTTTGCTTGATCAGGATTATAGGTTTTCAAGGCAAAGTGGGCTAAAAAAAGGGATACATGAAAAATATTATCTTTATATGAATCAGGAGGTTCAGGAGTTTGATGCTGACACAAATACCTGTAGTCGAATTTTTCGAGTAAACAGTCGTAATATGTTAGGGTATTGCCTGAACAGCCAAAATGTGCGTCTGTTCTTTCCGACGATGCGAAGTATAAATCTTAAGACATCTGAGATTGAAGATATACCGAAGGAGGATGTTTTATTTATTGAACATGAGGAGATGCGAGATTCCGTCAGTTTCAGTGTTCAAAAATTGGGGAGACAGATTATCGTATATGACCGTTACACTGGTGAAGAGGATTATTTTCAGGCATATCGCGGACTGTTTGTTCAAAATTGTTCTATGAAAAACATTGAGGGCGAAATGAAAGAGCCGGTGTATCAAGAAATACTCAGACGTTATGGAGCTATTTTATAGGAGAGTGGATATCATGAATCTGAAAGAAATATATGTGGATGCACGTTTGGACAATGGTCGAAACTATCCTTATGGGGAGTTTTTATTGGATTGTGGTATAAAGATTAGGGGAATTCATATTCAGCCGAAAAACAATATTATCTATGTAAACTATCCGGCTATGCGGGATAAAAAAGGAAATTTTCATCCGTCATTTTGTATTCTGGACCCTTTTTCCGACCGGGCAATTAAAAATATTTTAGCGGCAGCTTGGCAGCGAGCAACAGATGATGTTAAAAAGGTCAATTATGGATATCGGAAAGAAAACTGTGCCAAGGAAATTCAGGAACTTTCGGTGAATGATTTTGAATGGACGAATGAAAAGAGGGAAAGTGAGGCTTCGTTTTCCAATTTGCGTCAGATGCCTGTCAGAGCAGAGCTGATTATGGACAAAAAAAATACGTTCCGTTTTAGACGGGCATATGCAAGAATTTATTTTGCTGAGGACTTTGTTATTAAAAATATAAGAATCTTTGCAGATTCGGCAGATAATTTTACAGTACAGTTTCCGCAGCAGAGACAAGAGGAAACCGTCACTTTTTTGTCTGAAGAGGACAGTATCTGGGTTGAATCCTGTCTTATTGAACAGTTTCAGAGCAAGAGTGGTGATTTTAGAGTAATCAAAGAAGAAAACATCACCGATGAAGAGTACTTGTTTCAGGTGTTATGGAGTGCTTCTGAAAATGGGTATATTTTGCAGTCCAGAATCCGACAGATTTTGGAACAAAACCGGATTGACTGGAAAAATATTTATCATGTAGATAAGATTTCAAAACTGATTGAAAAAAGTCCATTTATGTCGGTACGGCAGTTGGAACCAGCACCGGAGCATTATGTAAAATGGGTTACAATATCTTATGAAAAGGATCCGGAACCAGTAATCATGAAAAATGATTCGGGCCAGCTTCTTACAGACGAAGTCAAAGAGGAGTTGCATGATATTCTGACTAATTTATATGAACAAAATGGTAAGGTGGATCTCTCCACAATTATTCCTTACCTAAAAGAAAAATATCCGCAGACGTTTCAAAAACTCCCAAAGATAAAGTTGAAAGCCATTCTTCAAAGCTGTGACTTTATAGGGTTTGAGGGTGGTCCGAACCCACCAGTATATGTACATGTATTGGATGCAGTTTCAGAAACTGAACACAAAACAGGAGAGCCTAAAATAGAAAACGGCATTGAAGAACAGGAGATTGCATCCGAGACTTTTCATAAGACTATTTCCGAAGAAGAGAACCCGATGGCGAATGTATCTGAGAATCTTCCAGCAAAAAACAATCCATTTTCACTTAGAAAAAATACAAAGTGGTACTATGTCAAGAAAAAGTACAAGTTAAACGTGGACTTTTTTGCCGAATCAATGGAATCCTATTCCGCTGGTTTCCACGACCATGTCTTCCAGATCATCCAATTCGGTTAGCATCTCTTC